TTTATTTCCAACTAGGTGATGCCAATAAGATTACTTATAAGCTAACGGGTGTGGTACTAAATGAAGCAACTATTAATTTTGACATTGATGGTATTGCTCAAATAGATTGGTCAGGAATGGCTTCTACAATTACTTCAGAAGGTGTATCCTTCCCTGCAGCAACAATCAATGAAGCCCAAGGAGCGACAACAAACTTCATCCGAAATCGCTTAACAACTCTATCAATCGCAGTTGGTACAGCAACAACTCCTGCAATAACAGCAGGTGGTTCAGGTTATACCAGTGCACCTGCTGTTACGTTTAGCGCTCCCGCAGGTGGGGGTACAACCGCTACAGGAACTGCAGTTGTTACTAGTGGGGCCGTATCAAAAATAATTCTTACTAATGCAGGCGCGGGGTATCAATCAACTGATACAATGACTTGCACACTAAGTGGTGGAGGTGGTACAGGTGCTACAGCTACAACTGCTCTAAATACTACTATGAATCCAACAGGAGATGGTACTGCCGAGCTAGAAAAGAACTATTCTTTGACATTAACAGGCGGAACTGTTACACTGACTAATAATATAACGTATACAACCCCAGAAGAGCTCGGAATTGTAAACGTAGCTGTAGGTCACGTAACTGGATCACGTACTGTAACGGGAAATTTTACTTGTTACTTAGCGGATGATACTACTAATACTCAAGCTAGTAAGGACTTCTTCGATGATATGTCAGCTTTGACAACTGTAACTTCGAATAAGTTTGATCTTACATTTGCTATCGGCGGTGGTACTGGTACTCCTAGAATGGAAATTCACTGTCCTCAAGCTCACGTGGATATTCCTACTCATGCGATTGAAGACCTAATCTCTATTGAGACTACGTTCAATGCGCTGCCTTCAACTCTTGACGTAGCTGATGATGCCGATATAACCTATGTAGGACTAACCTACTAAAAATATATCTTGACATTTTTGTCAAAGTGAAATATAATATATAAAGAATCGCGCAGGGGGTAAAACCCCTGCTTCTTTTTCAAACTTAAATAGGAACATAGTACTAATGGTAGAATCAATCAAGAAACCTGAGGTTTCATTAGCGAGTCTCATGACTCCGAGTAAGACAGTATCTATAGACTTCCCTGGGTATACAGGCATGACTATAGATTTGTGTTATTTAGCAAGAGAAGAATTAATAAAATTACGAAAAAAGTGTATATCCACAAAATTTAATAGAAGTACCCATCAACCTGAAGAAAGTTTAGATGAAGACAAATTTATAATAGAATATACTAAAGCTGTAGTTAAGGGTTGGAAAGGATTGAAATTTTCATACTTAGAAGAGTTTCTTTTGGTGGATGTTTCAGACTTTGAACCCGATGATATGTTACCCTATACTTCGGACAATGCAGAGTTACTTATGAAAAACTCTACTAGTTTTGATACTTGGGTATCTGATACTATAGGTGATCTAGAAAATTTTACGGGGAACAAGTAACACAAATTCAGGACTTACTTGTTCGATATGTAAATGAACAAGCCTCTCCAGTTGACTTAGATAAGTATTTAAGAATCTGCGAACAGCTTGGAGAAGAACCTGACCGACAAAAGATGCCGCTGACTCTGATGGATTTTCCGTCTGAGATTCAGGTGGCATTTTTTATGTATGATCTTTTATCAGATGTGTATGATGGGATGTCTGGAACATATATGGGTAAAGATTGGTCTCATTGCTCACACCTTTTTGAACTATGGGGGGTAGAGGAGCCTAAAGTAACTATGTATTTTATGAAGGTATATGAACGAGTTATAATACAAAAGAAAGGGGAAGACGCAGAAAGACGAAGAAAACAAGATGAGCGCAAATCAGGCGGTGATGGTAAAAACTACACCCATAATGTAAAAGGCTAATGGCAAAGAAAGTAAAAATTGATGTAGAAGTAAAAGGTAAAGGCACTAAGAAAGTTGAAATCGATGCCAAAAAAGCTGGTGCTGCCCTTGATAAAACTTCAAAATCTGCGAAATCTGCTGATCGAAATATAAAAGGAGTTGCAGGCGCTTCTTCTAATGCCTCCAAAAACTTCTCAAAAATGTCACAAGGCATGACAGGGGGCATTGTCCCTGCGTACGCCGTTTTAGCCGCTAATATCTTTGCAATCGGGGCTGCCTTTCGTTTCCTTAAAGGTCAAGCAGATTTATCAAATCTTGAAGCATCTCAAATACAGTTTGCTCAGAATACGGGTGTAGCACTTTCTTCTATGACTGCTCGGTTAAGAGAAGCTAGTGGGGGTATGTTAGGCTTTAAGGAAGCAGGACAAGCTACTGCTATAGGGCTAGCACAAGGTTTCTCCGGTTCTCAAATGCAGAAGTTAACCGAAGGCGCCAGAAAAGCATCAATAGCACTCGGTAGAGACTTTGAAGATTCTTTTGATAGGTTAGTAAGAGGTGCTTCAAAAGCTGAGCCAGAATTATTAGATGAATTAGGTATTGTCCTTAGATTGGAAACTGCTACTAAAAACTATGCGGCTGCGATAGGAAAACAAGTAACAGCCCTAACTGCTGCGGAACGAAGTCAAGCCGTATTGATTGAAACTCAAAAACAATTAGATGAAAAGTATGGGGCTATTGAAGCCGACAACAATCCTTTCACTGTTTTAAAAACCACTTTTGATGATTTAGTTATGAAGATAACTCAGTTTTTCTTGCCAGCACTTGAAGCAGTAGCTACTTTTATTGCTACTAATGCTAAAGCAGCCCTAGTAGTCTTCGGTCTTGTAGGTTTTTCCATTTTAAAAGCAATGATACCTATAGATTCTTGGAGTACCAAACTAAAAGATTGGGGAGAGGGGCATAAAAAAGAAATGGGTGCTGCAATAGCTGATATAAAAAAATATAAAAATGAAATGAAGGGCGCTGAGGCAGCTATAAAACAAAGAAGTGCGGGAGCAAGCATCAAAGTACAAAGAGGGGCTAGTCAAGCGATAGCAGCTGGTGGAGGCAGTCAAGCCTTGAAAGCAGCCGCTGCTGGTAACATGACTAAAGCTCAAGTGAAGCAATTAAAGCAACAAATTTCGGGTGCCCAAGAACAAATGAAAAAGTTTGGTAAAGTTACTAGGGGAACTTTTAAAGGTGTTGGTAAGAGTATAATTAATGACCTAAGTAATAACATGAAAATCATGGGGCAAACTTCTGAAGGCGCGGGTAGAAAAATAAAAAGATGGCTCGGTCTAGGGATTAAGAGTGCCAAAATAGGTTTGAAGAGTTTGAAAGTAGTAGCTTCAAACGTATTCAAAGGAATGGCTGCGGGGGCTAGAATGGTGGGTAAAGCCATGGGTGCAATGATGAAAGGTGCGGTTATCTTTGCTGTTCTTCAACAAATTTATAACTTGTTTATAAAAATCTCAGAGGCTCCTTTTACTATAGTAATGAATATAAAGAACATGATAATAAATATAGTAACGTTTTATCAATTTTTATTCAATACAATTATGGGAGGAGTTCATACTCTAATACAAAAATTTCAAGGAATGGTTAATAAGATAATTAATATGATACCTGATTGGTTTATGAGCAAGGAAACCAGAGATTCATTAACAATGGACACAACCGAAACATATAAGCCATCAACTTTTGCTGCTGATTTAGACGCATGGTTAGAAGAAAAAATAGCTGCAAATGAAACTTTAGCAGAATGGAAGAAGAGAGAAGATGCGATAGAAGCTAATAATATTTGGGAAGCAAAATTAAATGATATTAGAGAATATGGCATTGGAGTGCGGGAAGAGTTAGAAAGAATTAATGTAGGTATTGAGGGTAGGACTAAGCAAATTGATCAAATTAGTATTGATATAGGCCCTTCACAGAGTAGGGGTCTTACTGCAGAAGAACAAGCGATGGTAAAAAGAATATCTGCTGATCGTACTATGCAGATATATCAAGGTATACAAACAATAGATATAGCTGGAGGCATGGGGAACTTAGCAGGTCTTAAAGGAAGCAAAAGAGAAACAGCAATACAGAATATGTTAACGGAGTTTGGGAGTGAGATAGAAAGACTATCACCTGCAATGTTAGAAGCTTTAAAAAGTGGAGATGTTGAATCCGCAGCAGCAATACAAGAATCTGCACGTTCATATGTCGCAGAACGAAACTCGCTGCGCGAACAACTTAATGATTTTGCTAGTAAAATTAAAGGTGATACTTTTGACAAAGAATCATGGTTAAATGAATTAATCAAGGCCAAAGACAGTGCAATGGCCACAGCGGCCAAAGATTCACTGGACTCCGATGCGGCTGCAATGCTAGATGCAGCATTTGAATCTTATGGAGGAGCTGAGGTATATAGAGCTTCATTAGCTGGAATACGTGAAGAAGCTCTTAAAATTGCAGTCGCTCAAAATGAAGTTTCTATGGCTATGCAAAATACTCAGTTTCTTCCTCCAGGGTTAAAAGCCCGACAGATGGAAATATTAAATATAGAAAAAGAAAGATTAACTATTGCGGAGCTACATCGAAAAGTTAAAGAGGACGAACAAAACTTAGTAGGTATGGGTGCAGATGCCCCCGAGCGCAATCGAGCACAAGCGGCTTTAGATGCAGATATAGCAGCAATAGCAGTGGCTGAAAACAAATTAGCATTAATAAGAAAGGCTGGAACTGACACTCAAAAGATGCTGAATGTTGTGGGGAATAGCGTAGAGTCAAATTTAATAAGTAACATAAATCAGGTCGTTGAGGGCACTAAATCCATAAAACAAGGATTTGCAGATATGGCTATTGGAGTCTTAAAAAGTTTATCCCAAATAATTACAAAATTAATGGTAATGAAAGCTTTAGAGGCTACAGGCATATCAATGTTTAATCCTGTTGGAGCTAAGACAGGTGGTGTCTTTTCAGCAGGCCAAGAAGTTACTGGATACGCAAGAGGCGGCATTGCTTCAGGTTCTAAGGCGGGGTACCCTGCAACACTTCATGGGACTGAAGCGGTAGTACCTCTATCTGGAGGAAGATCTATACCAGTAAATATGACTGGAGGGGCAAATAATATAGTAATTAATATCTCTGGAGATGGGGCACCTCAAACTCAGGGCGGAGACTCGGAAGGCTTAGGCAAGGCCATAGCAAGAGCAGTTCAATCTGAACTACAAAATCAAAAACGGTCAGGCGGGATTCTTAGTCCGTATGGAGTAGCGTAATGACAATAGGATTTACTATACCAGCATCAGAGAGTTATGTTTCCGTAGATACTGCGATTACCCCTGATAAAGGTATGTCTAGAAAAGGTTCTTCTAGATTACGGATAGCAAAATTCGGGGATGGTTATGAACAAAGAATTGTGGATGGTATTAATAATGTAGAAGAACAGTACAGTGTTAATTTTAGTAACAGAGCCAAAGCCACAATAGATGACATAGTAGCTTTTTTCGAGTCTAGAAAAGGTGCAGCTTTTAATTTTACTATTCCTGATAATAATGCAGGAAGTGGAGAAACCACAATTAAAGTAGTATGTACTGAATATAGTTTAAATTATGATAATGGTATTACTTATAGTTGTTCAACTACACTTAGAAGGGTTTATGAGGCATGACAGAATTAATAGAGCTGGTACAGAAACACGATCCTGGCAGTGAGCTAATATCGTTATTTGAGTTAACTTTTAATAGTACTACTCTATACTTTCATCCTGGGTTAGATGAAGGTTTAGATGAATTATACTTTGAAGATGCGACTTCTCCCTTTAAAATTAGAGAATATCAAGCTTTTCCTGTAGAAATGACGGGTGTTGAGTATAATGCTGACGGAGCAACTAATAGGCCTACCCTTACTATAGCTAATGTTACCAGTGCCTTTAGTAATTTATTGGGAGGTTTAAGTAATAAAGATCTAATAGGAGCAACTGTCGTTGTTAGACAAACTTTAAATAAATATCTAGAAAGTGAGGCCACTTACAATAATGGGGGTGCGGGTCTTGGTAACGGCACTACCCCCATAGAATTTCCAAAAAAGAAGTTCATTTTAGATAGAATCTCTGGAGAAAGTAGTGTAGCTATTACTTTTGAAGTTAGTTCTCCTTACGACTTGCAAGGGATAAAAATACCCAATAGACAAGTTATAGGAAAATACTGTAGTTGGATATACCAAGGTAACGCCAATGGAAAGGGCGGCGGATGTACTTGGAAAGCTGATAGTACTATAGAGTATCCTAATGCGTCCAATGTAATGGTCTCTCATAAAGCCTACTATGATTTAGATGATAATCCCTTAGTAACAGTAGCACAACTATCCGCTACTGTTACAGCAGGCTGGTCCGGTGCAAGAAGTTATATACCTTATAATAATTCTGTTGCTATGGTTAAAAACTCTCTCTATGAACACAGTAATAGTGTTTGGAAAGCTTTGTTAGCCCAAGCAACTGTGGGGGCCACTCAAATAGCTCCACAACCTAATTCAATTTACTGGATTAGAGCTGAAGTATGTGGTAAAAAGTTATCTTCTTGCAAGTGTAGGTTTCAATTTACTCCTTCCATTGCTGGGACAACTAATTCATACCCTAGTACATCTAAAAATACTTATGAAGCCTTACCTTTTGGAGCGTTTCCAGGAACTAAAAAGTTCAGATGATACAGCATTTAGAAAATATTGAGAAACATTTTGAAGTATGCCACCCTAAAGAAGGCTGTGGCATACTAGGAGTTGTGAAAGGTAAATCAAAGTGGTTTCCCTGTGAAAATCTTGCAGAAGAAGATGAAGATTTTATACTAAATAGTGATGATTTTTATAAGATTAGTTTGGAAAGCGATATAATTGCTATAGTACATAATCATATTAACGGAAGCCCTAAACCTAGTGAAAATGATCGAAAACATTGTAACGCTATAGGCATACCTTACTATATTTTTAGTTACCCAAATATGGAATTAGAAATACTAAAGCCTAGAAACGCAGTTAATGAGTTAGCAGGACGAGAGTATAGTTTTGGAATATTTGATTGTTTAACGGCTGTAAGAGACTTTTATAGTCAAAAACTAAATATAGAATTAAGAAAAAGAGAGGTTTATTTGGATGATTGGTGGGAACACGGTAAAGACTACTTCACTCCTGAACATCTAAATACGTGGGGCTTTCAACCTGTAGATGATTTAAAAGAAAATGATGTTCTTATTTTTTCAATGGGAGCAGATGTAGGCACACATTGTGGTGTGTATTTATATGATGATGTATTCTTTCATCATGCAGTGAATAGACTTTCTTGTAAGGAAAATATTTACCCTTTATGGAAAAAGCATTTAAGTGGGATATATAGATATGGCTCGTAAAATTTATTTAAACGGGGAAATGTCTGCTTTATTTGGGCAGCAATTTCCTTTTGTAGGAGACACAGTACAGGAGGCGCTACTGTGCTTGCAAGCTAATGAGCCTAAATTTAGACCATACCTTATTAAATGTCATGAGAATGATATAGGCTTTTCCATTAAAGTACATGGGGAAGATATAGATGATTTTAGAGAATGCTTACTACCTCTAACTGAAGGAGATATAGTTATTACTCCTATTCTTGCAGGCTCAAAATCTGGTGGAGCTAAGATACTTACAGCAATGGCTATTGCAGCCCTAATGTTTACGCCTGGAGGGCCTGCGGCACTTATGGGTATGAATACTATGTCTAGTGCTACTCTGTTTGCTACAGGCATGAACGCAGGGGGTATATACGCAGCGGGTGCCATGGCCGTAACATCCTTAGCAGCTAATTTAGCTATCCAAGGTATTCAACAGATTATGGCTCCTGACCCTGAGACAGATCGGGAAGAAGAAAAGGGGTACATGTTAAGTGGCTCTCAAAAGAACACTGTAGAGGGAGATCCTGTACCTGTTCTATATGGAGAATTAAGAGTTCCAGGCACTCCCGTATCTTTTGAAGTAAAAAATAAAAAAACAGTTCTTTTAAGTGAATCTTATACTAGTAATGGAGATACTGAATCTATTACAGCAGAAGATAACGAAGCAAATTGGGGCTCTAGTAGTAATATTAATGAAGGAGCTGAGGGCGATAGTGATACTCTAAATAGCGACGGCCCTGAATCTACTACTACTAATAGTACTAGACTGGCTTTGTATGGAAAAAGCCAAGACTTATATGTTACTGACCTCATCTCCGAAGGGCCTATACAAGGATTAGTCAATGGTTCTAGCAGTGTATTTTTAAACGATGACTCTGCTGTAGACCAAGGAGACTCTGCGGTTTCCCGCGCAAATACTGGCGCTCGCTTTAATCTAACTAATAATTCGGCAACTGTAACATATGTTCCTAATAATCAAGCTGCTATACCTACTTCTACAGGCTCTAGATATATAAGGATTAGAGACTATAAGACTCAAACTAGTGCTGCAGCTATTGAAACTGGTTCAGCCCTGCCTGGATCAGCTATTACTGGTATAAAAATAACTACAGATAGTGCATTTTTCCCCTCATCTGGTACAGACTGGATATGGGATAGACGAAATTCCCATAAATCTGCGGTTATAACATTGACTTTAAATGGCGCAGTTAAATTTGAAGGACATATTCAAAAAATTGATTCTTCTACAATAGCCTACGCAGACCCTAAAACGTGGAATATGCCTAGTGATTGGGCAGATAACACTGAGTATAAAGTACATATAGAATATGCCCTACGATTCTCTACTATAGTAGGAAATACTTTAACACTGGATTCAGTTTTTAGCGGCACAACTGGAAGTTACAAGGCTGACATCACTGGAACAGATAGAGATATTGCGGATATTCAAAGAGGTATAGGGGACTCTGTTAAATATGATGGCTTTTCCTGTAACTTTTTAACTGGACAGCTTGACCAGATAGGGTTTCCAGATCCTGGGGGAACAGGTATTGGAAGCATTGCTATTCCAGGAGGTGCTTCGTCCCTCGGAATAGGAGGCCCCAACAGTGGTAGTAGCACTGATGAAAGAGAATATCAAGGTACTAGTGCTAGTGGGTTTAACTTATCTGCAGAACAAGCTGTGGAAGCCGATGAAATTAGAATACTTTTTGTTTATGGCTCTTTAATTAATACAAGTGGAAATGGTAATGATCATGATGGAAAAGCATTTTATACAATACAACTAGCTTTAAATGATGGTTCTTCGTGGGGGAGCTATATAGATATTCATGCAGCGGCTAATCCTTTAAGACATATGGGGCAGTCTAAAACTACTGTATCTGTGGAAGAAACTATTGTATTAAAAGATTACGGGTCTTTTACAGATTTTAAAGTAAAAATAACACGATTAAGTGATGATGACAAGGCATACTATAATAGCTTTGACACGGATCCTAATAGTGATTATACAAGTAACACCATTTGCAGTATCTCTAGCTTAAATACTATATTAAAAGAAAACTTATCTTATCCTTACACATCTATGGCTAAAGTATCTATAAATACTAAGTCATTTACTACTGTGCCTAAACGAACTTATCACTGTAAAGGAATGAAAATTCAAGTTCCTTCTAATTATGTGACAAGAGATGAATCCCTTAATGGAGAAGCTAACTATAAACGAAATGTATCTACAGGTGTTGTAGCAAGTACTTATCAAAATTGGGACGGAGCTTTTAGAACAGAATCTGTATATAGCAATAATCCTGCTTGGATACTTTATGATATAATAACTAATAATAGATATGGGTGTGGAAGCTGGTTAGATAGTTTAGATATAGATAAGTTTGCTTTATATAGAATCGGTAGGTATTGTGATGAAATGGTTCCGTCAGGAACAACGGGTATAACTGAGCCTAGATTTACTACTAATGTATACTTTTCTAAAGCAACTGATGTGTATAAAGTATTAAAAGATTTATCCACAGTATTTAGGGGTATGTTGTATTGGTTAGACGGAAACATATTCCCAATACTAGATGAGCCTAAAGATCCCGTATATAATTTTTCGGCAGGCAATGTAATTAATGGACAATTCGGTTATGAGTCGTCTGGCAGTAAAACTATGTCTAATCAAGTCGTAGTTTCATGGGTTAATCCGTTGCAAGATTATAAACAAGAAGCCTTAATAGTAGAAGACAAAGAAAATATTATAGAAAAAGGCAGAATAATTTCACAAACTGCTTCAGCATTTGGAGCCATTACTGAGGGTCAAGCTCTACGGTATGGCAGATGGAAACTATGGACAGCAAAGAACCAAACTGAAGTAGCTAGTTTTGAGACTTCTATTAGTGCTGCTTTCCTAGCTCCTGGTGACGTAGTAAATATACAAGATGCCTCCAGAGGGTCTTCACAACTTCAATATAGTGGTAGAATTTCTTCTGCAAGTACCCCAAGTATTACAGTAGTTCCTTTAGATAGATCAGTAGCACTAAACTCAACGTCTACCTATGAATTAAGTATTTTGATAGAAAAACCTGCGGTATTTTTAACTCAGGCTTCAGCAACAATAAACTCAGTAGACTATACTAAAGGAGATTTAATAATTAAATCTTCTGGAGACTATACAGAGAGCGAGGGCTCAAATCTTATTGATGATAGTGGAAATGCTGTAACTACTTCTTGGCAGCCACATACACGAGTTGAAAGTCAACCGGTATCAACCGGTACTATCAATTCCAGTCCAGTTACTTCTATAACAGTAAGTTCTGCTTTCTCAGAGGCTCCAAATTCTCAAACTATTTGGGCATTAAAAGAGACTAATGCAGATGGGTCTACAATATCAGGGTCAAAGAAACCTTATAAAATCTTATCTATCACTGAGGGAAAGGATACTTATTCCATAACAGCGGTAGAGCATTATAATGAAAAATTTGTAGAAGTCGATGAAGATTTCGTACTATCTATAGATGATCCCGTCTTTCCATCAGTTAAGGCAAGTGACATAGTTCCAGTCCCAAGGAACTTCTATGGAACTGTATCTAACTTAAATAATAGTGGGCAATTAAAAGATGATGTTACTGTAAATTGGGAACCCCCCACTGTAGTTTCTGATGCTACTACACTGTACCAACATATTTCACACTATGAAATACACCATGATGCTCCAGGAGCGGTATCTCCGTTTCCAGTAGATAAAAGTATTACTACCTTAACTGGTTTAGATATTCCTGAAGGCACTTATGTCATAGGGTTAAGAACTGTAAATACTTTAGGAATGAAATCTGCTTTTACTACTATTACTGTTACTATTGGTGAGAAAACTTTCGATAATGTTCCAAGAGGTTATGGGGTCGCGTTAGGGGGTGTATTATCTAGAGATATAGAGTTAGTAGCTACTACCAGCCCTACAGCTAAAACTTTTAAAATATTAAATTCTTCTTATAAATTTGCTTCTGTAGCAAGCCCCCTTACTTATGCAACTATTACTGGTGGAGCTGCTGCTACGTACCAACAAGATTGTACTACTATAGCTACAGTTAATTACGCAAGTTTAGCTACTGAGCTTGACCGAGCTTTAGCTAGCCATTACATATTTTTTGATGCTAGTGATACAAGTGACCGTTTAAAATTAATTAAATACCATAGAGATACTACTCTGAATCTAGAGTACTTTTATGATACAGGTACGGGCAATAATACGAATACTAGCAATTTTAATATAGCAGGGGCGGGAACTGTAACTGTAACCGCTAATACTATAAAAGTGGTAGGGTCTGGCACAGCGTTTACTAGTGCCTATGCTGTAGGGGATATTATTTATTTTAGTACTACTAAAGCGGCCAAAGTAGTTTATATTGCTAGTGATACAGATTTAAGAATAGATAGACTTTTTACTACTAATATAGCGGCTAGTTCTTCTCATTATCCTCAAAAGTTTAAATTTGATAGAACTTATGACGCGGCTATAGCTAGTGTTAGAAATAATAATGGAACGTTTGAAATGTTCCCTATACAATTAACTATAGATAAAGACTTAAATACTAGCCCAAGGCTTGCTATATTACAGGCTGCTCCAACTTTATTGAATTTTAATGCTACTCCTATACTTACTACTACTTATACTAATTTAGTACTAACAGCTACAGCCGAGGGATATGCAAATCCAGAGTTTAAGATTACTGGAACAGGCTTCGATAATTCAGAAATTAGTCAAACTGCTGAGACAAGTTTTACTAATAATGGAACTAAAACTTATGTTAAAACTTTAGATAAAGTAGACGTATTTGTTGCTACAGACTTAGACTTTACAGTTACTATTAGAGAAACTGACGACCCTGAAAACGCTTTAAAAGAGAATTCTCAAACACTTACTATACCCTTTCTAAAAGATGGTTCTGGAAGTGGCTCCACAGGGGTGGATGCAAAAGTTGTTCAATTAACTGTAGATGATTATTCTATTATATATGATAAGGACGGGCTAAACCCAAGTCCTTCAGGTAATATGACTCTAACTGCTAGTTCACAGAATTTTACTGATCCTTACTTCAAATTTACAGGGGATGGAATAACTGATGAAACTTCTTATACAGATGGTACAGCTGCGTCAGATACTTTTACTTTTGCAATTCCTACTAGTCATTTTACTGACCCCAAGTCACTAAGAGTTGGGGTAGCAGAAGCAGCAGCAGCTACAGCGGAATTATCTTTTGATAGTATAAGTATAACTGCGGTTAAGCCTGGAGCAACAGGCGTACGTGGTATAGATGGAATGACTTTTGTTTGCCCAAATGAAGCCCATGTTTTTAGTGCTTCCGAAACTGGAGTTGTAAGTAGTTATGCTAGTTCAGGAACACGCATAGAAGTATATGAAGGTGAAACAGAGCTTGTATATGATGCGGTAGGCACATCTAATAGTACTTGGAAAACTACTGAAGCTGCAACTAATATAACAGTTGGTACCAAAACAGATAGCGGAAACTATTTAACAGTTGGAAATCATTCCGGCGTAGCAAATGGTACAAATGATAGCACTATTATTTATACTATAACAGGTAAAAGAGCAAATGGAACCGCCTTTAGTACAACGGTGCAGCAAAGTTTTACTAAATCTACAAAAGGAGATGTAGGAAATACAGGACTTCAGGGTGTTTCCGGAGTAGATGGAGATGATGGAGCAGGTATTGAATATATATTTGCAGTAACAGCTGACTCAAGTACTACTCCTAGTGCTCCAACTAACTCTTGGTACTTCGATCAACCTAATAGTCCTTGGTTTGATGGTGCTCCTTCTATGACAACATCTAATAAAGCTCTTTGGAGAGCACAAAGAGCTATTCTAGGAAACCCTTCTGCAGGAGATTCTGTCTCAGCTAGCTGGTCGGGTTCTACGGTTGTAGGAAGGTTTGCAGATGATGGAACAGATGGAATAACATATTATACTTGGGTTAAATATGGAACAAGCTCTTCTGGAGCGGGGTTAACTAATACATATTCTGCAGGTACTACAACATTTATAGGCCATGCGTACAATAAAACTAGTGCAACGGAAAGTACAACTGCAGGAGACTATACTTGGACGTTATTTGAAGGGCCTGCAGGAGCTTCTGGACCTGCAGGTGCTACAGGGTCTAATGGAGTAACTTATTGGACTTGGGTCAAGTATGGTACCAGTAGTTCAGGTGCGGGATTAACTAATACATATAATCCTGGCACTACAAAATATATAGGACAAGCTTACCAACAAACTAGTGGCACAGAGAGCACAAATGCAGGAGACTATACTTGGAGTTTAATCGAAGGAACTGATGGGGCAGCAGGCTCTCCAGGGTCTAATGGAATCACATATTATACTTGGATTAAATATGGAACCAACTCTTCTGGAGCGGGGTTAACTAATACATATTCTGCAGGTACTACAACATTTATAGGAATGGCTTTTGGTAAGCTAACTGCAACAGAAAGCACAACTGCAGGAGACTATCTCTGGACTAAAATAGAAGGAACTGATGGAACTGATGGAACTGACGGAGCTGACGGAGCTACTGGAGCTAATGGAGCTGTAGGTAAAAAAACTGCAACTGGATATTTATACTACAATACCCAACAAGCTAATGCGCCTTCAGCTCCCAGTAACTCAAGTGTAACTTATTACTTTTCTAATGGTACTATGGGTGGTGGTGTTGTATCTTCAGGGGCTTGGAGCCTAACAGCTCCTACAGCTACAACAGGAACTTCCGGATCGAAAATGTACTATATATATTGGAACGCGACAGAAACTACAGCAGGTGTTGGAACCGCCAGTCCAGGATTTGGGTCAACTGTTTATACTGCGACAAATTTTACAGGCTTAGTTAGATTTAATGGAACCAATAAGGTAGAAGATGGTCTGGGATCAGAACTTTCTTTTGGCTCTTCTGGAACTACAACTATTGATGGAGCTAAGATTACAACTGGTACAATTGATGCTGCGCGTTTAAATGTTGGAAGTATCAATATTTCTGGCTTTAATAATAACTCTGGTTTTACTAATGATGCGGCT